TGGCTGTACACCACAAATGTCGTAAGCAATAAGATTAGGCATTGCTCTTCTTACTAAAGAAATTAGGATTGGATCCCAATTTTGTACGTAAGAAGCGTCAGTGCTGTTAATTGGTGCAGCTTCTGACAAAAATGCATTATCTTCTTTTTGAGCTCTTTCTTGGTTTTCCAAGATAACAGCAGTTACCGCTTTTCTATAATTATCCGTTACTTTCGGGAGTTCGGGATGTTCAAGTACGGGCTGCCATTTTTTTACTAATTGTTCTGATAAGTACATATCGTTTTTATCTCCCCGTTATTTCCTAGACAAATTAATGTCTTTTGTTTTACTGATAGCGGCTGCATAGTTGCTCATTGCTTTAGACAAATCAACATTTGTTTCTTCGCCTTCGGCTACCGTATCAATTTCGTCTGTTGACGAAACTTCTTTTTTATCGTTAAAGTAAGACTCTTTAATTGTCTTTACTTTTTTTGCAAACTCATCAGCGTTTGAGAATTCAATCTCTTCCGCTAATTTGTTAAACTTTTCTTTTTGAGTTTCAGTTAAATCTTTAGAAACTTCTTCAACTATATCTGATCTTGTAAGATCACCGTTTTGCTTAGATAACTCAACATTTTTTTCGATTTCTTCGTTAAGTTTACCTTTTAGCTCTTCGATTTTAGCTGCTTGGTCTTCTAAAACATTATACTTCTCATCTGGAACATCAATGTAGTGGTCTTCAAATAATTTTTTAAGACCGCTTATGAAGTCCTCAGCGATTTCACCTTTGATTCCTCTTTCTAAAGCGATTTCGTTTTCTTTCATCCAAGTTTCAACTACGTAATTTAGGTAGCTGTCAACTTTTTCAACTAATTCTGCTTTGATAGAACCTGTAGACTCTTCAAGTTTTTCGTCAAAAGATTTTTCCATTTTAGCTTTCGCTTCTGAAATTCTGCTTTTAACTGCCGCTTCAAAAATTGTAGCCGCTTTTGCTTTAAAGTCTTCAGTAAGGTTTTCGTCACCGATTAAAGCTTTTACATCATCTGATAAATCTAAAGTTTCTTCTACTTCTTCTTTTTTCATTTTTCCGTAGCCTTCTTCTTTTTCTTTATCATCTGATTTTTCTTCTTTTTTATCTTGTTTCTTTTTAAGAGCGTCTAAAGCTGCTTGAGGCATTTCTCCCTCTTTCACTTCTTCTTTCTCTTTTTTAGCTTCCTCTTCTTCTTTCACTTTTTGCATTGCGTCAGCAGCGCCTTGTGATTTTTGTTGAGGGTCACCAGAAACTTGTTTTGTATTTTTAGTAGAATCCGGATTGCTGTCAGTCGGTGATGTCACCGCTTTTCCTAAGTCTTCGTGGTCTGCCATTTTAGCAAGATGTGAAGGCTCAGATGCTACAGCATTCTTTTTAGGAGCGTCAGCCATCGGATTAGCAGTTGCTTCCGATACCGTTTCCTTATTTTCTACTGGTTGCTTTTCCGTAGCCATTAGAGTTTCTCCTTATATTTTTTTAATTGCAATTAAAAATAAATCGTTTTTATAAGATATTTATAAAAATCAATATTTCTAGTTACAGCTTATTTAAAAAGTCTTCAAATATAGCAGCCTTTTTCTCTGCTAATTCTGCTCTTTTTGTTCTTATTAACTCTTGTTTCCAAGACTCAACATCTCTTTCAACAAGAACACCGTTGTCCCAAACCCACTCTTTGCCTTCCATAATGCCTTCAACGAAAGCGTCTGGAGCTGAGGGATCTGCAACTATATCAGCAGCCGTAGCTAAGTAGAAGTCTTTTCCTACTACACTTGAACCGCCTCTTTGTTCTAACGAACCCATACCTCTACTTGACACTCCTAATTGAGCGCCTTCGTCTATAAGATTTTTTACAATCTTACCGTATGGTGTGTCCATTATCTTTGCCTCACCAATAAAATTATTGCCATCTGGATAGAGTCTTTTAATCATATGTGATACTCTTTCCAAATTAACCGTTGGTCCGTCAGGATGTCCTAACTCACCAAATGCACGGTTCTTATTAATGAATTCTCTGTTATAACGACTTACTTCATTCGTTAATAGTTGCTTAGGGTAAATTCTGCCGTTTCTATTTTTGATTTCCGCTTGTAAAAATACACCTTTGATTTTGTATTCTTTCTTACCATCTTTCTCTTCTATAAGATAGTCAGCGTTATTGATTTCTTCTCTAATTAATTTCATATCTCCCCTTAAATTAATTAATCTATTGCGTTGCCGTCAACGTCAACTTTCTCACATAATCCAGCTGTACAAGTTATAACGTCTGTTGGTAATTTTTGAATAGTAATTACACCACCGTTACTTGCTATGTTTTGTGTTCTCTCTCTACTCGTTCCTACAGCCTCATTATCCGCTTCATATGTTCCATCCGGCATAAAAATTTTTACCTGTGTATTGTCTGAGCTTGCTGTAATTTTAACGTAAGTAGCTTCGTTAATATCTTTTAATGTTGGGTTTGTTTCTGAATATGCCATTTTTTATTCCTCTCCTCTATTTATACTACCTAAACTCTATAACCAACGAATAATTATCACCAGACGCAAAGTTTTTTGTGCTTAACAAAACATCACCTGTTGGTGTGCCTGCGTTGTTGACGATCTCGTCACCAGCTGTCCTAAAGTCAAAATAACCTTGTCCTGATAGTAATAATGCTGTTGCGTTAGTTGTTCCGTCCCAAATCAACTCTACTGCTGATTTTGAGTTTGACGTATTCACTGAATACCATATTTTTGCAATTTTTCTATTGCCGTCCTCTGTCATAAAAGTGGTGCCAGAAGCATCCACTTTTACAACATTAGTTTCTCCAGTACCGTCTGAAAAGTTAGTTAGTTTTGCAACGTACTTAACTCCAGACGTATCAGCTAATACCTGTGTTGAAACCGTATCAGCCATTAGTCGTTTTCTCCCATATCTTGTTTTGCTAAAGTTAGCAAAGCATAACCACTTGCACTAGCACCTGTTCCTGCAATATCACCACCAGTTGCTGTTGTATTAGTTGCCGTATTTTTAATTACTGCACCGTAATATATACCTGCACCTGATAGATTGATTGCCTCAACATCACTTGAAGCACCTTTAAATTCAAGTTTCAATCTGCCTGTGATTCCGTAGTTAATATGATTAATATGTAATTTAGCGCCGTTAGCGTGACCACTTAAATCCGAAGCATCCACAGCAGCTGCTGTAGTTCCTGTTTCGTTATCGAAAGTGAGTAACACCTTGGCGTGTGTTTTAGTATCGCTTAGTTTTTTCGCTGTAATTGCCATAGTTCCTTTACACTCCTAATTGTTTGTTTGTTTCTTTTTCAAAGTAGTCATAAAAATACTTTGTATTTACATTATGATGTTCAGCAGCTTTATCAACTGCATTTTCAAATTTCGTAACTATATCTCCTGTTTCTTTTTCAATCAATTTAAAAACGTCTGTTATTGCCTCTTTCATTAACGGCGATAACTCACTGAAAGTTTTAGAGTCTATAGTTTTATTTTCCTTAACTAGCTGGCTGATCTTCATTTCCAACATCTACTCCTACCATTGTGTCAGGTGTTCCGTCTTGTTCAACTGGAGCTGCTTCAACTGGTTCAGTTCTTGGAGATGGATCGGCAACTGGTGGTTTTTCAACACCGTTAACTGCTGTAAATAAATTACTAGCAATCTCTTGTCTTCTAGTGTCTAAACCTGTTCCTACTTTATCTCTTAATGCAGCTTTAAAGTCTTCACCTGCGCCAGCGTTATCGCCAGCGGCTAGTTTGTCAATAAAGTTTTTTGTATGTTCACTCATTTAATTTCTCCTATTTTGGCATATCACTATCTGGTGTGACGCCTTCATCTTCTATTTGTTTATCAATGTCTTCAATCTCTGTATCCGATTGTCTTAATACTTTCTTACGAATATACTCATTAGAGAAATATTTACCAATATAGTTTTGCATACTATCAACTAGTCTTAATCTCTCTGTAAGCATTTCGCTTTCTTTCAATTCACTAAAATGTCCATCGTGTACAAAGTCATAATTAATACTTGCTTGTATAACTGGCCAATCTTCATCTGCAATTATGCCTTTTAATACAAGCTGAGTTCTTAATATATCATTAAATAATTCTGTAAATTTCTTTCTTAATCTACCTACAAATTTAGTAAATTTTAATTCATCTCTACTAATTTCTGCAGCTCTACCAAGATTGAAACCTGATCCAGATTCCATTCTACTTACTGGAACATTTAACGATCTATATAATTTCTTTTGGAAGTATTCTATGTCTGCTACTTCACCTAGGTTTTGACCACCAGGTAATGTAGAAATTTCAGTACCTCTTCCGCCTTCTCTTCGAGGTAACCAATAATCTTCTAACATATTCATATAGTTTCTGTCATCTCTGATCTCACCTGTACCAGCGTCATAAACAAGTTTGTTTCTGTATCTTGCCATAACATCTCGTAAGTATTGTTCAGCTTTGACTTTAGGTAAATTACCTACATCTATATAAAATATTCTTCTTTCTGGTGCTCTTGCGATTCTGTAAATTACAACTGCGTCCTCAATCATTCTTAATTGATTGACAGGTTTAATTGCCTTATGTAAATAAGACAAGACCATATTTTTATTTTGATCTACTAAACCAGAGTTAACATAAGCAATTGTATCTGGCGCAATTCTAATACCTGATCCTTGAGAAGTTCCAGATATACCTTTTTCATTAAAGATATAATATTCTTGGTGCTTTTGTAGTATCTCCATACCACCTGCACCTGACTCTCTGTTCTTTCTTACTTCTCTAATCTTTTTGATTTTTCTAGGATCAATGTATCTTAATTCAACAATAC